ATAGGTAGGCGAGGTTGAATCACATAACCAGTACCGTTGACTGATCCGTTGAGAAAGAATCCTGTGCGCTCGTTGACGGTCATGTTTAGCGTTCCAGCTTCTACACGGTCAAGGAAGTGCTGGCGACCTAACTTGGTAGTGAAGTCACGAACGTAAGTCGTAACGTCAGTCCAAGTCTGGGTAAGGCTTTGGATGTTGGTCGGGTTGAAGGCAATCTGAACCGAAAGCGTAGGTAACGAGTCGAGCGTCATTAGTTAACACGCTTTTTGGTCGTAGGAGCAGGTGGGTTAGTTGAAGCCCACTTAGCGAATAGGTTGCCCATCCAGCGCACGTCTTTGGTCATCTGGTTGCGAACCTCTTTGGAGATTGCGGCGATAAAGGCAGGGTCTTTAGCAAGTTTGTCTGCCAAAACCGTAAGGTCAATGTTAATGTCAATGTTTTGCTTGTTGAAAATTGCCATTATTTTAAGTTTATGGTTACCGAGTAATTGCCCTTTAAGTCACCAGACGCAAAGTTTTTAAGGGCATTTTGGTATTCTGTATTTTGTTGCGTTGCAGTCAATTTGCTAAATGCTTTTGAATTAATAAAGTTCATAAGTGCAGTGTCTTGTGCTTGAGTAATGTATTTTTCAGGGGCATTAGTATAGGTTCGTCCTGGTTTCATTGTTAGCAAATTAACAACTTCACCAACCATTTTTTTACCGTTTACCGTTTTGGTATCTGAAGAATCACTTGTTGGATTTAATCCCAATAGTTGATTAACCCAATAACCCAGACTTAATTTTGGCATTTGCTTTTCAGTTAATGTAACCCACGCTCCGTAAGCAGCAACGGCAATTGCTAAACCAATGGGGTTGGCAAGTTCTGAAGATGCTGCTTCTATTCCAAATGACCTGGCCAATGAAAGACCAGCTCCAGCCACTTTTGTTGAAAGTGCTAATCCAAACGCTGTTAAAGCAGCATCACTAGCAATACTACTTACCAATGGGTGTTTTTGCAAATATGCTGTTGTGTTTGTTACCCAGTTTGCAACGTCTGAAATTGTTGGCAACAACAATAAACCAACACCTGTCAAAGCATTGGTTAATTGTGTCTTGATCTGAGCAATCTTAAAAGCAAGTTGGCTTTGAGTAATGCCAAATGCAGTATTCAAACTTTGTTGACTTGCACCTTGCAACGATGTATTTAGAGCCTGCAATGCAGGAAGTTGTTTGGCCAAAGCCGAGACAAGTCCTACTGACCCATAACCGAATGTAGCCGTAACAAGTTTTTCTAACGGAACACCAGTTTTTTTAGATTGATCTTCTAGTGCTTTAAGAACGTCAATAAGACCAGTTCCAGGAGTTCTGGCTTTTCTTGCCAAATCTTCGGCGTTAATACCAAGCGCTGCCATTGCTTTTGTAGAAGCCTTAGTTGGGTTTTCTACTTTGCCAAGACCAGTTGCAAGAGTGGTCATGCTTCGAGAGTTGGTATAACCGGCTTTAGAAGCAACGTCAGAAACGGCTGCGGCTTCACCAAGGTTAATTCCGTAGGCTGCTAATGCTCCACCGACTCGACCTTTGAGCAAACCAACTAAGTTGTCTAATGATCCAATGTGATTCTGGTTGGCCTTAACAAGTGTTGCTGTTACTTGAGCAACGCTTTCACCTTTGGTAATTTGCAAAGACTGAGCTGCAACGATTGTGGTTGCTATTGAAGCAACGTCGCCACCTGTGATTGCTGCGGCTTTAGCAGCGTTATCTACAAGGTTGTAAGCAGCAGCGCCTCTGATACCAGCCTTCTCAACTTGCAAGAATGCGTTAGAAATCTGATCCGAAGAAATAGCAGTTTGATTAGATACTTGTAGGATTACACCTTTTAGGTAATCAATTTCTGAAGCGGATGCACCGGCTTGATTTTGAATCTTGTCAAGTGCTTCGGTGTATTGAAGCGCTTTGTCAACACCGTAAGCGACCATAGCGACACCAACGGCTGCAACGGCTGTGGTTGCCTTCTTGCCGAAGGCTGCCATCTTTCCACCAGTTGTTTCAGAAGCAACGCCAAACTCACCCATCTTGGCTTGTGCCTCGGTCATCTTAGCCATGTATTCTTTGGTTTCGGCTATGAGCGTAGCGACTACCGGAGGAAGAAGTCCAGACATTTTACGCCTCCTGAGCAGCGATTACGAGTGAGTTAAATAAAGAATCAAGGCGTGGGATTGAGTTGTCAATACCAGGTTGCATGTAAGGGAATGGGCGAGTCGTGTAGTAAGGCCAACGACCTGATCCATGAAACCCAAGTTCAATGCGTCGTCCGTAGACAATGTGAGGACCGGTTTGTGATTCCCATTTTCCTGGACCTAATTTCCTAGCACCATCTGAATAGATGCTGTTCATTAGGTTTCCAGTGCGACGAGTTGGAACAGGCCATGCGTTTGAGTGCCATGAGTCAATGCCTTTAGCGTCAGCACCAGTTCTAAAGATTTTCTTGGATTCACGCTTGATTACTTCTGCGCCTTCAAGAACGAACATTCGAGCTGCTTCATCAACACGAACAATCATGCTGTCTATTGACTTATCAAAATTAGGTATGCCAGTTACAATCTCAGCCACGCTGAACCTCGTTAATTACCCCGTCTATTGCTATAAGCCAATCAGTTACGTGCCGAGGCTGATTGAGGAAATCCTCATGTGATCCACCTAGTTTTTCTCTAAAGCGGTATTCACGAAACAGGTTTATTACCTCTAAGTCAACTTCTGCGTCTTGGCCTTTTAATGATGCCTCCAGCCGTGCTAGTCGGCGATAGGGGCTTTTGGGTCAGGGTCTGGCGAGAAGTCTGGTCGCTTGTTATATTCCTCAGCACAAGCGTTAGCCAGTTCATCAAATACAGCTTTAGGAAGGTCAAGCGCAGATTCAGTCGTAGGCAAGTCACCTAATGACCAAGACTTTACCATGCCAACAATGAGAGCTGCCTGATAGCCATCTAAGTTTGCTTGATCCTCGTCGCTAATTTCGGCAAAGATAGACCAAGTTTCAGGCTTTGAATCATCAAAACCCAAATTGTTTAGTTTGGCTGCTGAACCTGCGGCCTTCATAAATGCTCGGCTAATCATGCGGTTTGTACGCTCGCTGATTTCGTCAGTACTAAACAGAATTGCTGACTGTCCGTTTGGAAGGTTTATTGCTGGCATTGTTTCCCCTTTGGGTTATTTAGTAAGCGGTTGAAGTTGCGTTAACGATGTTGGCTTGGATTGGTGAGTAACCAGTCGTAGCGTCAGTAGCGTCAGCGTTAGCAGTAAACTCTACCTCAACTTCGGTGTAAGCCTTGCCTCGTGTGCGCTTTACGTTCTGGAACTGAGCCTGTGTCATTGTGAATGAAACGCTGTATTGCGTTCCACCTGATGAGTCGTTAGGGTCAGTAAATGTAATAACAAGTGCCTGTGGGCTTCGTGTCAATGCAGTTGCGCCTGATCCAGTTGACCAAGGGTCTGTCAAAGAGTTAACTACGGCGGTGAACTTACCAGTTACTTCAATAGGACCAGCAAAGTTCTGGTATGGAGCCTGTGCGCCCATTGTGAAGATAGGTGCTGTCTTGCGAGCAATCGTCAGCGTTCCGTCCTGAATGTAGGTGTAAGTCGTTCCAGCAACTGTGATAGTTGTGTCCCACGCAGGAATCATGTGAACCGTTGAAACGTTTGGTGAGCTGAATGGTGTTGTTGCTGATGTACCCGATGTGTATGGGTTGGTGAAGAACTTAACTGTTGCTTCTGCTGCGGCTTCTGCACCAAACGAGATTTCAAGTTGGTCAGCCTGTGCGCCAAGAAGGGTGAAGTAGTTAGCACCGTCAAAGTCCATAATCGAGTAAGACTGTGGCTGTGAACCGATAGAAGCGTTGTTAAGAAGCTTGATGTTGTGCGTGTATGGTCCTGCACCTGTAACGGTGTCAGTTCCACCAAGGATTGCCTTAACTAGGTTAGGGAAAGTGTCAGCAAAGAGGTAGAACTTAGCGTCGTACTCGTCGTGACGTACACCCTGAACTTGGTCGTACACCATAACTGGTGATCCACGCAGAGCCTCGTCTCTAAGAAAAGTCTGCATAGGCGTAATTTGAGGGGCAGACACTGGGATGTAGACCGGTGTTCCTCCTGAGTTGAGTGTTCCTCGTGTTACCTCTGGCATGATTCCGAGGTAACTATTAGCAACTAAATAGGCGGCCATTATTGAGGCTCACTTTCTGATTGGGTAGGGGTTGATTCAGGTTCTGGTGCAGCGTCGGCTACAGGGGCTTCTGGAGCCTTCTGTGAGCCATTTACAGACACCCAGAGTGTGTCAGGAGCAGTGTCAATGTTGTATGTCTGCCCTGGTTCAGCAACTACTACGTTGCCATCGGAGTCTAATGTGTCGGTATAGACCGTTGTGTAAAAACCGGTGTATTTGTATTGGGTCATGTGTCCACCTCTTCGAGTACGGTGACTCTGATAGTTGAGAATGTTTGAGTTACTTCTTGTGCCCCACCAAGTAGAACTGGTAGGTCTGATTCAATGAGGATGTCTGGGCCTTTGCCACCGACTCCTGCTTCTCCCCATTGCCACACATTGTTCTGTGTGTTCTGGGGTGCGCCAGCTGTACGGTTAGCACGGATGGCAGTTACGAACGAGTCTAGGAATGTCTCGTTGCCCATAGCAGCAACCTCGGCTTGGCCTTGGATGCTTCGGTAGTAGCAAGAGAACACGAACTCGTAGGTTACAAACTTACGCCCGTTATGCGCCCCACCGTATGCCACTCGCTGTTCGCTCTGACGCTCAATGAACGTAAAGACGATTGCGCCTTGGAACTGGTTAGGCGTTTGTCCTGGATAGAACGCACCCTCTGGCGTAATCTTTGGAGGGAATGTGTAAATAGTTGTAAGACCGGTGATGTCTGCGTTCGATAAGTATTCGACAACTTGGTCTCGAACGACCTGTCTTGACATTAGACACGACCCCAGATGTTGCGGAAGGTGTCGAGTAGGTCATAGGCAGCTGCGTGGTGAGCCTCTGAAGCGGTAATAGGGCCACCTGCTCCGGCTGCTGCTGCTCCTGAAAGTGTGAACGCACCTGATCCACGCTCTTCCACCATAGATACAACGAAGTGAATAGTCGCTTCTTTGACGGCGGTAAGGTTAGGTGAGGCTACTGAGCAACCTGCGATGTGTGGGTACTTAGTTGGCTTGGCGAGGGTAACAATATCGCCATCGTCAGGCACGAAGTCTGAAGCTACGGTAACGGTCTCGGTGTTAGCGCCATCCCAGATAATGAGTGATGAGTTGGCGTAGATACCGGTGTTCTTGGTTACGGTGATTGAAGTAGCACCCTTAGTAATCGGTTCCATGTTCAGAGCGTTAGGGAAACCGTTGACGTAGACGTACTGGCAAGCGTATTCGTTGCCGTACTGTGCGCTTGGGAACATTGAAGTCCCGAACTGGTAGGTCGTTGACTGTCCTGGGTTCCAGTTGGTGTTGACAATGAACTGGTAGCGCTCGATTTGAGTGTTGTTGTTGGTCAGGGTAATTGGAGTCTGACCACCGACAGGGCCTGAAGCAGCGTAGGAGAAGGAGCGTAGTTCCAATACAGGCCAGCCGTAGGGGTGGACAATGAACTGTCCTCGGCGGTTAATTGAGGCTCGTCCGTTTTCGGTGTTGACCGTTGCAGACAATGAGGCCAATGCTCCAGCAGCGTAAGCGTCTACCTTGGCTGATGCTTGGTAGATAAGTTGAGCCAGAGCTGCGTCTTGTGAGTTGACGCTGGTGTTTGGAATGAGGTTGGTGAAGTCAAGGCTCGCTGCAATAGGTGAGTTCTTAATGTCCTGAATTGTGACATACGGAACTGTGTCGTTTTCGTCTAATACCCAAGGTGCAACAATGGTCATGATTCGCTCTCCGGCGTTAGTTCGGTGCAACCGCATTTACCGCACTTGTCTCGAAAGACATTTACGAAGGCGCACTCGTTACAGATGAATCCCTTGGCATTTCTGAATGTAATTCCAGCCACTGCAAAGTCTCCTGACGATACAAGTTTCTTAGCGGTGTCTTGGTCAGCGTGGAATGTACCGTCCTTCTGTTGGTTAAGGGTCTTGCCCTCGAAGTCAACAGTCTTTAGGTTCTTGTCTGATCCAATAATTCTCATGCGTTCCCTTTGCGAATAGAGCGAGGAGTCAGGCTGGACGAAGGGGAACATCCAGCCCGACTCAACTCGCTAATTGCTAAGCAGTAATGCCTAGCGACTTACAGGACTACAGAGTTGTAGTGATTCCTGTGAGGATTCCATCGAAACCAGGTGTGTGGAACACGAAAGTTCCGTACTGGTAAGTCGATAGGTCCCAACTCATTCCGATCTGAGGCCATTCGATTGTTGTGAGGTCCACAACGTTGTCGATGGTCGCAGTTCCTGGAACGCCTGAAACTGGTGAAGGAAGTGTGGTTGAGTGAGCAATCACAACACCTTCTGGAATGAATGGGTGAGCAACGATGTTCAGTGCTGGTCCACCTACTGGTGAGGTGATTCCTGTTACTGCACCACCAACGATGATTCCGTCATCGCCAGTCATGTAGTTAGCACGGTATGAAGTTGCTGAACCCTGCTGCTGAATCTCAGCGAGCAATGCAGCCTGGATACGACCAGAAGTGTAAAGCGTTCCTGGTTGCGCACGGTTAGTTTCCCACATCTCTACGAGCATTGTGTTGATTTCACCGAATGGAGTACCAGCGTTAAGAGGGCCGTTGATTGCCTTCTTGTAACCAGCAGTTCCAGCAGTAGCGCCGTTACCAAGGAGTGATGAAATCATTCCTGTGTATCCAGCGGTTCCTAGTGCTGTTCCACCGAACTGGTAAGCAGGTGATGATCCGTTGTCTGCTGAAGTTGATGGAAGTGCAAGTGCAGAAGCCCAGATAACTGGTGATGCGCCTGCAGCTGTGCTTGTGGTGCGTCCAACGTAGTGTGCGCTTGATGTTGTGTCTGTGAGGTAGACGTTTACGCCTACTGCACCAACTGGAACAACTGCAAGTGTCACGTTTACTGACTCAAGAGCAGTAGTTGTTGTTACGTTTGCACCAGCAACACCCTGTGATTCTCCGAATGCCGAAGAAACAGTGACGATTGAAGAGTAGGTTCCTACTGGAAGTCCTGTAGCAGTTCCACCCTCTACAACTGTTGGTGACAATCCTGCGATAGGAAGCACTGCAGATGTTGAGTTCAGAATGTTGTTTTCTTCACCGAGCATGTGTGAGTAAATAGCAGCAGTGTTAGAGAGCTGACGAAGGTCTGTGAAACCCTGAGCAGCGAACTGTGCCTGGTACTCAACTGAGTCGGAAATACCGTTCTCAACGAAAGGCACGACGAGAGCGTCGGCTGAGTATGAGATGGTGTTCGGACGGTTCAGTGTGATGCCGTTGTATGTTGAAGTGTTAGTAGCCGAGTTGAAGAATGTGTTCAAGTTCGGTACGCCACCTGTGCGTGAGTTACTGTAACCAGTAATCTGACGAATCTGAACAGCCTGACCCTGTGCCTTACGGCGTGGAATCGAGTTGCGAAGAGGTGTCATTACAGGTACGAGGAACTCAATGCTGTCCTGGAGGTCGAATGGTGTGAAACCAACGTTTCCAGGGTCGTATGAAAGAGGGTTGCTGTTAGACCAAGGACCAGGGTTCTTGTTTACGTCACCTTCTACTGACTTTGAGAACAAAGCGATTGTCTCTTCTGATGCGCCAGCCTTTGTCAATGCGTCAATAGCAGTTGTGGCAGGTGTAGCAGTCTTGATAACGCCTTCTGTCTTTGAAAAGTTGAGTGCGCCTGCAGCTTTTAGTGCAAGGTTCTCGTTAATCTTTGAGCTTAGTGATGACTTGTAAGCCTCAAAGCGTGCAAGACGCTGTGATGCTGGTAGTCCACCAAAAAGCTGATCAACTGTTGGAGTTGATAGTGCCATGAAAGGCTCCTTTAAGTTAGGGGTTAGTTTTGTTCCGTTGCAGCAAGTTGAGCCTCAAGCTCATCTGCCTTACGATTGTAAAGTTCACGGAGTGATGCGTCGGCTGTAACGGTTCTAGCGTTCTCTCTAGCCTGTTTGATTTCCATGCGTAACTTGGCAGCCTTGGTAATTACTTCACCACGCTTGTCAGGTCGGATGAGTGAAATGTCACTCGGAGCCGCAAAGTTCTTAACAATGTCCATCTCAGCCTTTAGCAGTTGAATCTGCTCTATCGCTTCGCTGTGCGCTGCCTTGATTGCGGTTAATTCGTCGTTCACACCGAGGGCTTTTAGTACCTCAGTCTTGAACTCAGACTTTATTTCGTCAGTAGCGTCTGATGCGCCAACTGCCTTGACTAGGTCGGCTGATACGCCGAGGCCAATGTATGCCATGTCATCTCCTGATTCGTCCATGTCCCATCCGGTAAATGGAGCTTCTGTTTCATTCTCTGATGCTTCCCCTGTCCACCAGTCCAAGAACATGGATAGTGAGCAAAGAAGTTCTGTTACGTCGCAGATTTCGTTTTCTTCCCCTGCGAGCATCTCG